AGGAATTGAGCAACGGCGCGATATAGAGAAATCCTTGTTCGCCAATGAAGCTCGTTCAGGCTCAGATCCGCGTAAATGCGCGAAGCTTATCACTTGGATTACCAATGGTGATGCGCCTAGTGATATGGCATTTGCTACTGGTGATGGGTCAGATGTGGCCGATTTGACAGGAACTGCCAGAGCTTTAACTTTGGCTCAAATAGATGCTGCTATGTTGGCTGCATATAATGACGGTGGAAGCCCGAATATGTTGCTTATGTCACCAACAAATAAGCAGAATTTTTCTGATCTATCGTCTGGCTCAGTTGCTTCAGCGCAGTTAAACTACACTGCACCACGCGATATTGCTATCGTTGGCTCAGTATCACTTTATTTAAGTGATTTTGGTGAGTTGGCTGTAACAATTGACCGTCAGGCTAACAATTCAGAGGTATATCTGATTGATACTGATTACGTTTGCATAGGCTCCCTCCCAGGCCGTATGTTTAGCGTAAGTGACGTTGCCGCCACTGGTGACGCCACAAAATTCGCTATAGTTAGCGAATATACTTTAATCGTCAAAGCGCCCAAGGCACATGCGGCGGTTATTGGTTTAAGTGGAAGTTAATTTTTCTCCATTCACAACTTGGGGGCGGCTAGTTCGCCCCTTTTTTTATTTGAGGTTTAAATGAAAAAGCTACTGAATTTAGATCCAATCACAGGGAAGCGCACAGTCTTTGAAAGTGGCGCTGATGGTCACAGGGTTACAACAACTGTGAATGTTGATCCGGTGAAGGATTTAGCGAAAGAGAGTGCCAATGATTATCGCTACGGTGATATGATTGGCAATACTCAAAAGCATAAGCACAAAGTCGGTGAAATCCCTGCCATACTTTATCATCATTTGGTGGAAAGGTTTGGGCAACCAAAGGACAATCCGAAAGCTTGGATGCAGTGGCTTGAAGAAAACAAGGGTTTTAAGGCAACAGGCGGTAGGCTTATCTAATGGCGATTACAACGTACACAGAGCTAAAAACAGCTATTGCTAACTTTTTGGCTCGTTCCGATTTAACTGATCGTATTCCTGAATTTATATCTCTTGCTGAGTCAAGAATGAGTAGGGAGCTAGAAACGCGGTCACAGGAAAAACGTGCGACAGCCTTAACGACTTCCGGTGATGAGTTTATATCACTGCCAACCGATTTGCGCCGTATTAGGCTTGTTAAGAATAACACAAGCACAGTTGAAGTTTTAGATTATGCAACACCAAAGGATTACTATGAAAAGTATGCTTCCTCTGGTGGTGGTAGGCCAAAGCTTTATACAATTATTGGCGCTGAGATTGCTATGCGTCCTATTCCAGATAGTGCGTATACAATAGAGATTATTTACGGTGAGGACATATTAGCATTATCAGATGCTAACCTTACTAACACAGTTTTAACACGTCACCCAGACGTATATTTATATGGTTCATTATCCGCTGCACATATCTTTTTAATGGATGAGGCTAGGGCCGCGCAGTACGACACACTTTTCTCAAGAGCAATAGAAGAGATCAACAAGGATAATGATAAAGCGTTCTTTGCGGGTTCGCTTTCAATGAAATCTGATTATTTAGGAGCGTAAAAATGAGTGCAATGTCAGACTACCTTGAGCTAAAGGTATTAGATCACGTTTTAGGAACAACGGCTTATACAAAACCTTCAGCGGTGTATTTGGGTTTATCAACTGGGTCATTTGGTGATGATAACTCAGGAACAGAGTTGACAGGTAATAACTATTCAAGAAAAGTAATTACTTTTGCAAGTGCAGCAAGTGGTACAACAAGCAATGACTCTACAATTGAGTTTAGTGCGGCTACTGGTGCTTGGGGAACGGTAAGCCATTGGGCTTTATTTGATGCTTCAAGTTCTGGGAACTTATTAATACATGGTACGTTTAGTGCCGCTAAAACGATAGCGACAGGAGATATTGTAAGGGTTGCAACTGGCGATTTAGACATCACGGCGGCTTAATATGGCTGAAATTATTGGCCCCACTCTAGATCAGCTAGATACTTGGGGTACGCTTGATAGCTTAGACGCTTACGGCACGTTAGAATATCTTGATACTATCAATTTATTTGAGGTTGCGGCGGCTGAAAGCATTGCTGTTACTGGCACAGGTAGTGCTAACTTTAAGGCGGCGGTATCTGCAACTGCATTAATTACGATAAACGCGGCAACCACTGTTGTTTATGATGTAACCGTTGCGTCTGGTACGAACTCTTATGGGTCAGGTAATAAATACTATATTGCGGGTTTATCTGGTGCGAGTCCTACATTAGAGCTTGTAGTTGGCAGTACCTATAGGTTTGATCAGTCGGACAGTAGTAATTCAGGCCACCCACTACGTTTTTCTACAACGGCCAACGGTTCTCATGGCGGTGGTTCTGAGTATACAACAGGTGTTACTACAACAGGAACACCAGGAACGGCTAACGCTTATACTGAGATAACTGTTTCTGCTAGTACGCCAAGCACATTACATTATTATTGTACAAACCACTCAGGAATGGGTGGAGAGGCTACTATTTCCTCTTTTGACTTTGGTTTAATTAAGTCTTTTGCGGCATCAGCAACAATAACAATTACTGGTACGGCGGTTGCGTCTACACGAGTTGTGGAAACGTCCGGAACTACAAATATTGCTATAACAGCCACAGGCAATGTTTTGGGAACATTTGCATTAGCGGCGGCTGACACAATCGCAATAACCGGAAGCACTACTACTGGTGTAAATTACAAAGCCGCGTGTGCAGCGTCTGTTAATCTTAGTATAGAGGGTGTGGCGATTGCGGAAGAAATGGGTGAGGCTTGGACTGATATAGTTCCGGCTACAGCGGTATTTAACACTCGCACAGCGGGTACAGATAGGTGGTTAAATCAATGATACCTTTCGGTGAGTGGCTACCTGATCAGTCGGATTTTCAAAATCCTGGGTCTACAGTTGCCACAAATGTTATACCCGCTGCTAGAGGTTATAGGCCGTTCTTTGGATTGGCTGAAGTTAGCCAAGCGGCTGATAACAGAATTAGAGGCATTTACGCTACTAAAGATAACAATAATACAATTTTTATATTTGTCGGAGACTCCGGCAAGCTTTACAAAATGAATAACGGCACATTTGCATTAGCAGATGTTAAAAGCGGCGCATATACGCTTTCCGGTGATGAGCAATGGCGTTTTGTGCGTTTTGGGAATGATGTGATTGCTTGCGGAAGTGATGATGATGTTTTGCAAAAGTTTACAATCGGTACAAGCTCAACATTTTCAGCTATTTCTGGCGCTCCGGCGGCAAAGCATTTAGCTGTTGTAAGAGATTTTGTTGTCACGGCGAATGTGACCTATTCTTCAGCTACATATCGTTCAAGGGTGCGTTGGTCACAAATTAATGACTCAAATTCTTGGACGTTAGGAACGGCACAAGCTGATTTTCAGGACATTGCTGATGCAGGTCATATAACCGGATTGGTCGGTGGTGAATTTGGCGTTGTTTTATTAGAAAAAGCGATTGCTCGTATGCAATATGTTGGTTCGCCTCTTATCTTCACTTTTGAAAAAGTAGAAACAGGGCATGGTTGTAATTATCCAAACTCTGTAACGTCATTAGGCCCAAGCCAAGTATTCTACTTAGCTGATGATGGGTTTTTCTTTTTTGATGGTTCTAAATCAATTCCTATTGGTGCGGAAAAAGTAGATAAGTTTTTCTTTGATAGTTTTAATTTTAAATTTTCAGATCGTTTAAGCTCTACTATTGATCCTGAAAACCAAATTGTAATGTGGTCTTATGCTGATAGAAACAGCACAGGAGAGCCAAATAGAATATTAGTTTACAATTATGCAGTTCAAAAATGGTCTATAATTCATTTAGACCATGAGTTTTTAGGTGCATCATTAACGCCAAATATGACGGTTGAGGGTTTAGATACTTTAAGTACAAGCTTAGACGCTTTAACGGCAAGTTTAGACTCAAAATTTTACACAGGTGGTTTTTTTCAACTTTCGGTTAGTAAAGATAAAAAGCTTCAAACTTTAACTGGTGCTCAACTAGACGCGGTTTTAGAGACCTCAGAGTTTGAGGTTTCTCCAATGAGGCAATCATTAATCAAAGGCGTTACACCTTATGTGACTTCAAGGGATGTAGCACCTACATTAAACGTACAGGTTGGCTCTAGAAGCAGACAGATAGATCAAACAAGTTTTACCACGGCTGCATCCTTAAATGATGACAACAGTTGTCCAGTAAGAACACATGGGCGCTACCACAGGGTTAGAGTAAACGCGAGTGGCACTTGGAGATATGCTCTTGGCGTTGATGTTGACGCGGTGACGCTTGGTAGAAGATGACCGAGATAAATTATGTAAAGCTTCCGGCAAGCGGTGGCTCACCTAGAGAAACAGCAAATGTTGTTAATCTTGTGGTGGATGGAAAAATTAATGCAGCGGGTTCAGTTACGCTTGGTGCGAGTGCAACAAGTACAACAGTTACAGATTATAGAGTGGGTGGTGAGAGCGTTATTGTTTTTACCCCGACAACAGCAAATGCGGCGGCTGAACAAGGCGGCGGCACAATGTTCCTATCAGCGAGGGCAAAGCAGAGTTTTACGATAACTCACGCTAACAACTCACAGACGGACAGAACGTTTATATACATAGTCATTGGATAAAAATGAAAATAGTACCAATTGGTGCTCCGTTACTGCCTAAAGTCTGGCAGCATGTGGCCCCATTGTTGAATAAGGCAGTACGCCTTTCACCAGAATTAATACGAATAAATGATGTTTATGAGGCCTGTTTGAAAGGCGTTTATGTCGTTTGGGTAGCGCTTGATGAGGACAGCGGTGAGTTTGTCGGCGTTATTTCCACACGAATAATTGATTATCCGAGAAGGAAAGCTCTCGCAATGGATTTTGTGGGCGGCTCAAGAATGAAGGAATGGTTAGGAATGGCACAAGAGGCAGTTGAGGAACATGCAAAGCGTAATGGTTGCTCTCATTTAGAGGCATATGGACGTAGAGCATGGTCAAAATACTTAGCGCCTCTTGATTGGGAACAAGCCTATATAACTTTTAAGAAGGATTTGACGAATGAGTAAGGGTAGCCGAAATTCTACAGTCACTAATGTTCAGGCGCTTCCAGAACCTATTGAAAAGGCTTTAACTGAGGCTTACGAAGGTTTTAATCCATTTCAAAAGACTTTTGATGCTATTGGTGCGTTTAATCCACAAGTCTATGATGGGCCAACAATGGCTGAGTTTTCTGCATTGCAAAATGCAGCACTTTCAAACGCGGGAAACCTTGTAGACCGTCCGGCATATTTAGATCAGGCTGAAAGGACATTTACTGATTTTGCACAAGGCAACACAGGGATTGGTTTTGATGACGCTAATCTGCAAAGAATGGTCAATGCAGCAAATCCAAACACGGTTGGTTTTGATCAATCAAGGTTTGATACGGCTCTAGGTCAAACAGGTCAAAGTGTTGTAGGTTTTGATCCAAGTGGGCTGCAACGTATGTCAACGGCTCGTGGTACGGAGCGTGTTGGATTTGATGATGCAAACTTAAATCGACTATCAAATCAAGTTGTGGATATGTCTCGCCTTGAAGGATTGTTTGGCAGCACAGATCCGGCGATTGCACAGCTTCAGAACCTATCCCAACAAACAACAGCGTTAGATCCGCTTACTGCACAGCAAAACAGAGAAAATCTCGCAACTGGATTGCTTGGCGCTATGGCGGTAGATCCAGGCACTAATCCATTTTTGCAACAACAGCTAGATAGTGCCATTTCTGGCGCAGTAGATAAAGCCACGTCACAGTATGCGCTAGGTGGTAGATTAGGTTCTGACTCATTTGCGGGAGCGTTAGGCGCGGGTATATCCAATGCCGCTGCACCAATATTGGCGCAAAATCTACAGCAAGATCGTGCTAATCGTTTAGCGGCTGCACAAGCTTTAGGTAATGTTTCATCCGATGATCTTTCTAGAGAGGCTAATCTTGGTCAGAATATCGTGGGCGCGGGACAAACTAATTTAGCAAATCAGGTTGATGCAACAAGGGCATTATCGGCTGCATTTGGTCAGAACCTTGGGCAAAATACTGATATTGCAAGTAATCTAATTAGTGCAAACCAAGCTGATTTAGCTCGACAGTTAGGCGCGGCTGAGTCTTTGGCTCGTAATCAAATTACAAGTTCTCAGGCAAATGCAGATTTAGAACAGCAAGACTTAGCGCGACAGCTACAAGCAATTAATCAACTTGCGTCTAATCAGCTTACCGCGTCAGACAGAAATGCAGGATTAGAGCAACAAGATCTAGCGCGTCAAGCTGATTTATTAAGCACTTTATCAGGGCGTCAAATAGATGCTTCACAGGCTAACGCGAGTATCGCTGCACAAGATTTATCAAGGCAGTTACAAGCTGCAAACACTCTCGCCGGAAATCAATTATCAGCTTCACAGGCTTCAGCGGCTGCACAGCTTGACGCGGCAAATAGATTGCCAGGATTATTGGCGGCTGAACAAAGCAGAATTGGTACATTACAAGATCTTGGTGCGATGCAGCAAGCTCCGGCGCAAGCGGCGATTGACGCTCAGATACAAAGAATTAACGCACAGAATGTTGCAGATCAGAACAGAATTAACGCTTTACTATCTGCTTCAGGAATGGGCCAAGGAATGTTTGGCACGACTACCACGCAAACAGGCGGTGGGCCTAGCGGGTTACAGTCTGGTTTAGGCGGTGCTCTAGCGGGTGCTAGTTTGGTGAACACATTAGGCCCAATGGGTCTTGGTCTTACCCCTGCTATGGGCGCTATAGGCGGTGGGCTTCTAGGATTGCTTGCCTCAGATACTAGGCTGAAGGAAGACGTAGAGTTGCTTGGTAAGCACCCTAACGGATTGAATGTGTACCGTTGGAAGTGGAATGAAACAGCTAGAAAGAACCGTTTTGAGACTTATCCAACTGAAGGATTTATGGCGCAAGAGGCTCAGAAACTTTACCCAGAACACGTCTACAGACACCCAACTGGCTACTTGATGCTTGATTATGCAGCATTAAGCAATGAAGTGATGGGGGTGATATAATGAGTATTTTTGGCAACTTTAATAACAAATTTGGTCAGTTTGGTATGCCTGCAAACCTTGGGCTGCTTACAACTGGTATCGGACTATTAGATGGTCAAAACCCTTTGCAAGCCATACAAGCCGGGATAGGCACATATGGCAGCTTTCAGGATATGGAAGAGGATCGGCGGCGTAAGGCGGCTTTGTTAAAGTTGACTGAACAATACGGTAATGACCCAAGGATGCAGCAACTAATAAATGCTAACCCTGAAGCGGCAGTCGGTTTGATTGCTAATTTAGAAATGCAAAAAAGAAAACCAACGGCTAAGTTTAGAAATCTTACTTCTGATGAGTTAGCTGCTAGAGGGTTTCCGGAAGGAACAGTAGCGCAGATTAATGACACAAGTGGTCAGGTAAATGTGCTTACAAAACCTACAGCAAAGGCAAAACCAACGTTAAAAGAATTTGACGGTGATTTATACAAAGTGACTGATGGCAAACTTGACTTGCTGAAAGAGGGTGATGATGAAAACAAATTTATTACGCTAGGTAATAAAGTTTACCGACAAGACGGTGAAAATCTTGTTGAGGTTATCGATGATTCACAACCAAAATTTAAAGAATTTGACGGTGATTTGTACAAAGTAACTAAAGATGGTCTGAGCCTTGCTCAAAAAGGTGACGATAAAAACAAATTCATAACTTTAAATGATAAAATTTACCGACAAGAGGGTGAAAATCTTGTTGAAGTTATAGATGATCCACAGACCAAATCAGCAAGTTTAGTGAACTTAATATCCAGAACAGATGTCACTGTCGATGGAGTTACATACCCTGCTAATCAGCGGTTTGCATTTGATAAAAACTCTGAACAAGCCTTGATTAAGGAAGCAAGAAGCCAAGGCGCATTTGTAGCCCCGCAAAAAATCGAAGAGGTAAAAGCGCCTACAGTCGATACTTCCGAAGTAGATAAGGTTGTAAAAGAGTTAGAAGATACAACTAAAAATACATCACTGAACGTAGATGTTGGAACCGCCGCCGGAGGGGATATTCCTGGTGTTGTTACTGACCTTGCAAATACTGTTTTCGGTGCGTTTACTGGAACATTTAGCCCTAATAGAGCTGATCAAGTAGCTCTTATAAATGAGGCAAATAACACTATCAAAGTTCCTTTGGTAAAAGCTCTTAACAGGGCAGGGTCTAAATTTGCAATTGAACAGGTAGACAGCATTTTACCGCTACCCAACAATACAAATCAAACATTCATGTCAAGATTTGAGGCGCTCAAGCCGCGACTTGATATAGCAATTAAACAACTTGCCGCTGAATCTGTTGATACAGAGAAATCTGAAGGTGAACGTATCATAGCCAAAGAGGAAGCAAGGCAGTTAATTAATTACAAAGCCAACATGGAAAGGGCAATCGCAGTTTATCGCAAGAACACAGGCGGTAGCAAAACCGCTGCCCAAACAGCGGCTGACAAAATATTAGGAGTTGACTAATGGCTACAGCGGAACAATACGCTCAGTGGTTAGTTGATAACCAAGACAAAAAAGGTACGCCCGATTTTGAGACTGTTAAAAAAGCATACCTTGAGGTTAGACCATCTACAGCGTCAGAAAAAATCGAAGGGGCCGGAAGAGGGGTCAATGTCGGTTTGGCTGATGTTCTTGGTGCTCCTGTTGACGCAATAAATCAGTTACCAAGGTTATTAAATTTACTTCCTGGTGAGCAAGGTTTTGGCCCTATAACAGAAAGTCCAGTAGGCGGCTCTCAATCTATCAGAAATGCAATGACAAACCTGTTTGATTTGGGTTACCAAGACATTCAGGACTTGCCAAAAGATCAAAGGCCATTTGCTCAAGGCGGTGAGGTTTTTGGTCAAACAGTCGGGACGATACTTCCTGTTTTTGGCGCGGCAAGAAATGTATCGGCGTTAGACGCAACTGTTAAGGCTGCACCGAAGTCAAATATAGTATCGCAAACTGTTGACGATATAGTGAAAACAACAGCGGCAAACCCAGGAACAACAGCGGCGGTAGAAACAGGTTTAGCACTTGCGCCTTCAGTTGGTGCAGGGTTAGCAGAACAAGCAAGGCCAGGAGATCCGACAACTAGAATGTATGGCGAGTTAGCAGGGGCGTTTTCTCCTGTTGTTTTATCAACTGTACTGCCAACTCTTACAGCCAACCTTACAAGAGCATTAGGCACTTTGACGCCAAGTGGTAGGGAAAGAGAAGCCGCCAAGTTAGTCCAGACAGATCAATTAAAGCGCGGTGCAAATCTGGCAGATGAGGCTAAAAAGTTAAGAGAAGCAAAAGGCAGCGGTACAGCCGGACAGGTCACAGGCAATCAAGGCTTTCTGGCAATTGAAAATGAGCTTGTCAGGTCTGGTGGTCAAATAAGTGAGGACATAAAAAAACAAACGCAGCTTGCGATTAGTGAATTTAATGATGCGTATCGCGCAGCAATCACAAGTGGTGATCCGGAGTTAGTGAGACTAGCTGCACAGGCTAGACAAGACTACTTAGTACAATCCTTGGATGAGCGTGTAAAAACCGCTGCAAAAAGGGCGCAAGATTTACAGTCAACAAATATGCCTAATGTTGATCGTGCTCAGATAAACAAGCAAGCTAGAGACATAGTAGAAAGCGCACTTGTCACAGCAAGAAAAACTGAAAATCAACTTTGGTCAGGCGTAAAACGTGATTTAGTTGTGCAAGCTGATAATACGCTGAGTGCATTTAATGACGTAAAAGCTTCTCTTGCTTCTGGTGAGGAGTTACCCGCACCACTTAAAGCAGTTATAAAAGACATAAAGAAAGATCAGAAAAAGAAAAAGCTTGGTAAGGGTGAAACGACAACTGGCAACCTGTTAAGGACTAGAAGTCGTTATCTAGAACTTGCTAGAGAAGCTAGGGCGCAAAACAAATTTGGTGACGCAAGGATGTATTCCCAAGTTGCCGATGCAATGTTGAAAGACTTAGACCCTGTTACTGGTGATATAGCTAAAACAGCAAGAGAGTTTTCAAGAGAATTAAACAAAAAGTTTACTCAGGGTTTTGTAGGAAAAACACTAGGTTTTGATCGTGATGGGGGTATAACTGTTGACCCTACTAGAACGCTAGACGTTGCGAGAAGTGGGCAAGATCAGCAAACTTTACTTAATCTACAAGCGTTACGAAATGCAGCGGGTGATCAATCTGGTGATATGATGCAGTTGCAGCAAAGATTTTTACAATCTTTTGCGAGTGACGCTACAAACTATGATGGGTCCGTAAACCCGCAAAAACTTGATAACTTTATTAGATCCAACTCGCAAACAATACAGGATTTAGGATTAACAGATACTTTTACTAACACTGAGCAAGCGGCAAGATTAGCTGAAAGAGTAGCGGATCAGGCTTTACAAGGTACTAAGTTTGCAAGAACAAAGTCTACTACAGCCAAGGTATTAGGCACAAACAATGTAAATGAGTTTATAAATAGAGTTTTACGTTCTGGTGATGTTGCGGGTGGCATTAAAGACGTATCTAGACTTGCTAAGAAATCAGGTGATCCAAGTGTGTTGGATGGGTTGCGTTATGGCGTTTATGAAACACTATTAGACAATGCAACAACTTCAAGTGGCATGATTTCCGGTACTAGACTTGATCAGTTGTTAAACGCAAAAACAGGTAATCAGACTGTAAGACAAACATTGATGGTCAATGGTTTGTTTAATTCACAGCAAATGAAAAATCTTGACCGTTTGATAGCTAAGACAAAAGAGTTCGAAAGCGCATTGGCGAACACAGATCAGTTCGAAAACCTGTTGGGTAAAGAAGATATATTCTTTGATCTTTTATTAAGAATAGGTGGTGCAAACTTAGGCGGTTCTAGTGCGCTAGGACAGGCGGCGGGTGCTCCACTGGTATTGGCAGGAGCAGGGGTTCGTACTGCGAAAAACGCTTTTGAAAAAATGCCAAAGTTAAGAGTTAAAACCATTCTCGCTGAAGCAATAAAAGATCCAAAGTTAATGGCTGATTTATTGGAAAGACCCACTACTGCAAAACTTAAAGCTGCACGAAATAAAAGACTCAACGCTGTTCTGGTGCAAGCGGGAATATTTGACGGTTCAGAATTACTAGAAGAGGAATTTGAATAATGGCTAAGAATAACATTACTCAGTTTGATGCTACAGCGGCAAACAATACTGATATTCAATCGGTGGACATAGACGAGGGTTGCGCTCCATCCGGTATAAATAACGCAATCAGGGAGCTTATGGCTGATCTGAAAGACGTGGACGCGGGTACAGTTGCGCTAACTAGCCCAGACTTCACAGCATTTAAGGTTGGTGGAGTTTCAATAACGTCTACAGCGGCTGAACTTAATATCCTTGATGGAGTAACAGCTACGGCAACAGAGCTTAACTATTTAGATATTGCAACTTTAGGAACAACCCAAGCTTCCAAGGCTGTTACAGCCGATGCTAACGGCGTTACGACTTTTGACAACGGCACAATTGAGGAAAGCACATCAGTAACGTCTAGCAGTAATGCTGCAACGCTAAACTTGCGTGATGGTAATGTGTTTGAGCATACGCTTACTGAGAATGTAACCTACACGTTTAGCAATCCAGCGGCATCGGGCAAGGTATCTAGCTTTGTATTAAAGATAAAACAGGATGCGTCTGCCAGTGGTTACACAGTGACTTTTCCAGCAAGTGTAGACTTTGTGGGTGGTACTGCACCTACACTTACGGCAACAGCAAATGGAATTGATACGTTTGTGATTTTTACGACAGACGGTGGCACAATCTACAATCTGTTGGTGGCTGGTCAGGATATTAAGTAATGAACATATCAACTAAATT